TTCATCAGCACCTTTTACAATCTCGTCTGTTACTGGAAAGTCTAAAGCCTTCCTAGGTACTTGAATGCTTCTATTTAAAAGGCTTGCTTTATCCCATTGTGGGACTTCTACTCCATCAATCATTGCTGTCTTCGGAATAGATTCGCCTGTCTCTCTGGCTAATTTAAGAGCATCTTGAATATCTGTAACAAGTTCTTTATCATCCAATACAATTTTAAAACCTGTTCCTTTAGCTACTTTTTCTATTCTAAAAGGTTTATCTCCACCTTGCTTTAATCCTACGTCTACAATACCATCTGTGTTACCCTTTACTGAGAACTGGTCGTTAAGATGTTTTACTAAACTATTCACATCTTTAGTCGGCATATCCTCTAATAAAAACTCCATACCCTCTTTACCATACTGTCCATTACGAAGCATTTTTGATACTATGTCAGAGGCTTTGAAAGTATCTGTCTGCTCTGATGCTATATACCTTGCTATCTGCTCTGCTGTTTCTGGTGAGTATTTCTTCTGTAGATTTACTAATTTAGAAGACAATTCTTTTTGTTTGAATCCCATACCGCCTGTCATTTCTTTTACTTTTCGGTAAAGGTTTTTTGGAACACCTTTTGTAGAGTCCATTGCTCTTGTTGCTTGATTTCCTATCTTTGCTAATGATTCTATTGTGTCAGCATTAAGCACTTTCTTAGCTCCTGCCTTTATAATACTGCCTGTGCCTTTTACGACGGGTTTCGCTAATGCTTTCACACCTCCCATAAGAGCTGTGTCTACAGAGGTGGCTTTTAAGCCCAACTTAGCTCCTTTAATACCATCATCAACCATACCAAAAGGCAGTACAAAGTTAAGAGGGTCTAGGGCTATTTCAGTTCCAAGACCTGCCCAGAATCCTACATCCTCTGATTTCTTACCAGTTATTTTTCCAACTATATCCTTACCAGATATATCAACTTTACCTGATAAGCCTTTCCACGCGTCTTCAAAAACATTATCTTTCTTGTCTGTATCTATTAACATCGATGCGAAAGCATTTCTAGGTCTATCAATTACTTCTAGTAAATCCCTAAAAACACCTTGGTCTTGCTTTAAGTTTAAACCCTTTTCAATAAAGTTTCTATCATCTAATGCTTTTGTAGTGTCTACTCCAACAGATTTAAACTTTGTTTTATAATTAGCTACTTGATTATAAGGGTACTCTAATTTTGGTGCTTCTGCTTTTTGTGATGTACTGGACACCCCTTTACGAGCTTGACGAAGTTTACTGCCTGTAGATTTTGTCCTAGCTTCTCTTAGTTTACTAGCCATCTAAACCCTCCTCTCTATTATTTTTTCTTTTTTGATAAATTAATGACAGGGAATTTTTCATTAATAACAAATTTCTTAGTAGTAGCTTTTTTAGCAGGTGTTGGATTAACTGCTCTTCTAGCCTCTGATGTTTTTGAAAGATTGTTTTCATAAGCTGTTTGCATAGCGTTTATCTCTGCATTACTGAATCCAAGACCGCCTAATTCACTACGATATTGGTAATACAATCCATCTTTTTGGCTATTGTTACTAAAGCCACTGTAAGTCTGTCTAAACCAATCTGCATCTGCTTGTTGTGCGGCTGTCAATTTCTTAGCTGAACTCCCCGAACTTTTTCTACCAGAACCACCACTACCACCAGAGCCGCCACTTATTGAAGCCATCATCTTCTCATATTCAAATTGCTCTCTAGCAAGTTTGTTCGCCCAATCTTGTTGTGCTACACTTAATCTCTTATTAAAATCTGAATCTATAAGCCCCTGTGCCTTAGTTAAATTATCTGAATATAACTGGTCTGCATAAGTGTTAGATGCAGTTCTATACTCATTGCCTTGTGAATCTAATCCTGATTTTTGCTGAGATAAAGTATTATATATATTAGCTAAGTCTGAGTTTCTGCCTAGATTTAGTGACTGTTCTCCTAAACCTTGCATACCTCCTGTGATTCCCTTTCCTGCGGTATTGTACTGTGATTGCCTAAACTGGTCGAAATAATCTAAGTCTTTTTTCCTAGATTCACTATAAGCATTTTGTTCATACGTTTTTCCTTGTTGAGCTAACGTAGCTAGTTGAGTGTCTAATTGTTTTTGTGCCACTTGTTGTGCATACTCTTTTGTAGCGTTTATGCCATACTGCTTATTTATATCGTCAAGTGTTAGTGCATTAACTCCTAAACTATTTGTGTAATCTGCCATCTAAATCCCTCCTTTCTTAAACTCCAAAAGCATTCCATAATAGTCTATAATTCGGACCATTAGGTACGCCTCCAAAATGCACAAACCTCACTGAATCCCTTCCATTTACTCCATTTAATACGTAATTCATAGCCCCAGAACTTATCCAACTTTGATGCCCCATAGCACATATTGAACCTGAGACATTGTAGCATGCCTCAATAAAAGGTTCAGGAAAAGCAATAGTATAATCCAATGAGCCTGTTGTAGTTATAAAATCATAAACACCCCATTGAAAAAGTAACCCATCTATAACTTTATAACCTGTGCCTCCTGAAAATTTACTATCAATCTTCGTATCTAATACATCTTTTAATGCGTTTTTTTCTGTAATAATTTTTGTGTCTAGTAAATTATATTCTGCATCTAATCTAGCCTTCAACGTAGAGTAAGTAATAAGTCCATTTGCATTAACTCTTGCTTGGGCAGACTCTACACTTGAGTCTCCATTTACTATTATTGTATTTAACTGCGTTTGTACACTTGTTGCTTTATCATCTATGTCATTTATGGCAACTTTAAATACATCTCTATCCCTGTTGTAATCTAATGCATAAACTTTATCTCCATCTGAATATGTTTGCAAACTTGCCTCTGGTATCTTAGCCATCTAATCACCTCCTATACTCTAGGCTTACTAATTTTGGCTGTTAAACCATATCCTAGTAGACCTGTCGAACTAGCTTCATTTTGTATTACTCTGAACTTTACTCTATGTCCTGTGCCACTAAGCCTTACTATATGTTTACTGCCTTCTCTTGCACCTAGTTGAGAATTACTTAACTCCCATGTTCCGAAAGATGTAGAAGAACCAAGTAATATAGAAGCCGTATCGTCTACTCCACCTAATGTATAAATAACCTCGTTGTTTACTATAGACACTTCATATTCTTCTGGTGTGATAACTGCATGATCGTCAATATAGATGTAAAGTTTTAATTTAATATCATCATCAGGAGAATGTTGGAAGCTGAAATAAATTTCCTTTGGTTTCTTTCTATGGTAAGGAAGTCCACAGTCTTGACTTTTTGACTCCCATATGGTATCATACATCAAACCATCGTCGCTAAATAACGTTTCATCAAAAACATAAATATCTCCTGTTGTACTGTTCTGTGCGTACATTTCACCATTAAAAGTATATATCCTTTCAAAATTCATCTTTTCAGAAGTATCTACTACCCAAGCTTCTAAGTCTTGGTGGTAGTACCTAAACCTCTTTTTTTCATTAGGATATACTAGGTGGTATTGGTTATCATATTGAATAGCACTTGCATTTTTATCTTTTGTAATTAAATTTTTTATTTTAGAGTCTATAGGTTCTACATTAAGCCTGTTGTCATTATTATACAATGATTTTAATTTAAACACGCCTTCTCTTGATAAAAAGAATACGTAATTACCTACTGCCCTTGCTGAAAAAGGTGCTATACAACCAATACTTGTGTTGATAGACTTCTTACTAAAGTTGGTAGGGTTTGTGCCTGACAAACTCCAAATATTATCTTCTGTAAAAACTACAAGCACTTCATAAAATTTAACTATGGATGTTACTTTAGCTTGTTTTATATCCGAGAATGTTAAGCTGTTAAGAGCAGGTATGTAGTTAGGCTTATATACATCTGATACATACATAGCATTTTGATTTGTGCTGTCTCCGAATAAAATCAGCTGTTCATAGTACATCATAATTCTATTACAAGTGTTAATCGTACTATAGTCAACTTCTTTGTTTTCGTCTTGTGCCGAAGATTTATAATCTGCTAATATATATATTTTATGGTTTAAAGTCTCTGTGTCTCCTGTGGGTCTTATCGTTGTACGTATATCATAGAAGCCTACTTCTGATGGCATGAATCCCCAATCTGTAGTAGTACCAAAATCCACTCCCATACTCCACTCTGCTACTCCCACTTTCCTGTACTCCCATTTTATATCGACTACCATAGAGCTAGGTTTACTGTAAATGGCTTTAAACGTAGTCTGCGTACTTACTACACCTATAGCTTTATCCGCTATAATACCTTCATTAATCAATACAGAACCAGACCCTATTGCTATATACTCGTTAGGATTTGTAGCTAAAGCATTTACACCTACTTTTATTACCTCTGTAGCTGTCGGTTTGTAAGGCTTAATCTCTTTTAAATCAGTACCATCATACTCTAATAGCCTTGTGCCTGTTGCAAAGAACATAATATCACCGTACTGAACTGCTTCTATAGGTCTAGTATTTTGAAATACATATGCTGAATCTGCTGTATGAGTATCTGTAGTTTGGTTATACGTTTTAACATCTAACTTCACATACGTTTCTGGAACACCTTCTACGGTCTCTACGCTTTTATATAGGCTTCCATTACAAGCAATTAAGTTATGTACTATATTATTTAGACCATAATATTTAAAGTAGCCTTGTGGCTTCGTTTTTTCCATATTGATATACTTTTTAAAACCATGTCTCTTCTTAGCCCCGCCACCAAATTCTAAGTTAGCATTTTGTAAGAGTCTCCACTCATTATCTTGTAGGCTTTCTTCTGGGTCTACTGAGTTCATACCTCCTGAGAAATTAGTGAATGAAAAGAACTGTTTAGCTGAACCAAATTTATACGTTTGTCTTGCCATATTACCAACCCCCAGTGTAAGGAGAAGCACTAAAATCATTATAAATAATGCGATCTGTTGGTGCATATGCTTCTGGGATTACATAATTGGATTTAAAAGCATTTAGATTAGTAGCAAACCTACTTTGCCATTGGTTTGCTTCCTCTAAAGAAGCATCATTTTGTTTAACTCTACCCGATGCAAATACGGCTAACAAAGACCTTTGATATGTTTCTGGTATAGCTAGGTAGTAATCATCTACTTCTGTAAATGGAAAGTTAGCAGGGCATTGTGTGTTTATCTCAGCTATTGCATCATTTATATATTCAAGTATCTGTGGGTAAGGCAGAACTTCGTCTGTTTGGTAAATTACTAAATTTATTAATGTCTTTATCTCCATATACTCTCCTCCTATCATTAAAAATAATAGGCATAGCTTTTACCCTATGCCTATTCATATTATTATTCTATTGCGTTGATTATCTCCATAATTCTGTTAGCATGAATTTCTGGCACTTTGTAGGGTTGACCATCAACTTTAACTCCGACAGTAACTCCATTTACATCTAAGTAAAATGGGTCGCCTATCTTTCCTGCTAAAGCTTTTGGTATTCTTACCTCTACCATTTTACCTGCCAAAGCTTCTTTTACCCCTAAAGCTAACTCAGCATTTAACTGAGAAGCTGACTTCTTACCCGCCTTTAAAGGTGTTTCTGGACTTTCTGTTACACTTGCACTTGTGTTTATATTAGCCAAATATTATTCCCCCTTATTATCCTTGTGTTGGAACTGATTGATAATCATAAATTGCAAGCGGTGTTAATACTTTAACAGCATAACCGTTTACTTTCCAACCAACAGATTGTCTTTGATTAAGTGCATCGTCAGTACCTGCTGAACCTAATCCTTTTTTGATAACTTGAACATTACCGTTAGCTTCTAATTCAATATCTCCATAAGCTTCGTCACCTAATACTAAAGAGTGATGAACCATTACAGCAGGAGTGTTAGTATTTACAGCAGATTTAGCATTTAAAACTTCCATGAATCGTAGGTCGTAAATGTCTGCAACCATATTCTCTTTCAACGGTGCGTTAGTGTTACCATATTGCATATACTTCTCTAGTTTTGCATCGTCCATCAAATCAAACATAACAGATGGTGAAACTAAACAAAGGTATTTACCGATTCCTCTTACTGGTTTGATGTGGTTTTTCTTCATAGCCAAAGCTATCTTTCTAAACTCATCAATCTTAGGAATTTCAACAGCTGTTAATAAATTAACATTCGCTTTCAGACCTGCAAAGTAAGAACTAGCACCTGCAATCATTGCATCCCTTGCGATAATATCTAATGATTCTTGTGCTTGGTAACCAAGTTCAATAGTGTATTCTGTAATAACATCATCTAGTTGCTGTACATCCACTTTATCAGTGAAGAACATTACATCACCATATTGTGCAATGGTAGCAGTAATACTAGACCCACTTGCGAACTTACCATCAGGTGTAACACCCTCAGTAAGTGGAGTTGTGTTTGGTGTTAATTTTACGAAACGTCTAAAGTTAATAGTGTCGCCATAATTCTTAGGTAATTTTTTCTTCTTTGCAAATTTTCTGTGATGGAAGTCAGTTTGTCTTAACATTGTTAAAAGGACTTTATCGTAGAAAGCATCAGGCTTCAAACCTGTTCCTGTTGCGTTAATTGCAGTAATAGTATTCATATTTGCCATTTTACATTCCCCCTTGGATTAAAGAACGTTGAATCTCTTTAGGGCATCCTCCACATCAGCATCCACGTTATAACTCGTATCCGTTTCTATACCTCCATGTGGAATACCTGTAGTCTCCATACGTTTCTTTTTAGTATCTAATCTTTTTTGTAACTCAGACTCTAATACTTTATCGAAATTAAAACCTTTATAAACTGCTTGAATATCAGCCACTTGCATTAAATCGATATTTGCTTCGTTACATTGTTTAAAGAAGTCTTGGACTTCGTATGCTCCCAAACCTAGGTTCTCAACTGCTGTACCCATTCTGGTATTGAAGCTCTCTTTTTCTCTTTGTGTTTCTAATTGTTCTAGCCTTGACTGTAATTGTAAGAACTCAGGTGTAGTACCTTGTGCTTCTGCTTGCTCTTCTAGTAGTTTATTCTCATAAAACTCAACTACTTCCTCAGTGCTTTTTCCACTAGTCTCAGCGATCTTTTCAATAAGTTGTTCGTATCTACTCAGCTCTTGTGTACGCTTAAACAAATTGTCATTTTCTTGTCTCATTCGTTTAAAAGCATTTTCCTCTTTGGTAGGTTCTTCTTCGGTTTCTTCTTCCTCTTCAACTTCTGTTTCTTGTTCAGGCTCAGTATCCTCTTCTGGAAGGTCTGTTTCCTCAACTTCGTCAACTTCGGTTTCATCAACCTCTACCTCAAACTCTGCTTGTACTTCTTCTAAAATTTCATTAATATCCATAAAATCATCTCCTCCATATCGCCCTTGAGTACGTTAACAGTTGGCGAATTGTTAACGGTATGTTATAAGGATTGGCTCTCACCATTATGAGCTTCGGACACTCACCCTTAAAAATAGACATAAATACCCTACTTATATTATACCACACTTTTCGCCATTTGTCAAGTTACATCCCTGCTTGTCGTTCTTGTGTATTATCCATGTTCGTACTACCTAGTTTTTGAGCCTGTGGCTGTAGTAACTGTACCCCTGACTCTGCTAATTGGTCAATATTTAAACCCTTTTCTATAGCATCTGGACTATTCATAGCTTGAATTGAATAAGCAATAATTTGTTTCATCTTATCTAACTGGATTTGTTTCTCTTGGTCTCTCATACGTTTCAATATAACATCTTTTTTAATAGCTGATATATCTGACATAGAAATAGCTTCTTCCATTGTGATAAGAGGTACTTCTGGTTGGAATTGCATCTGCATCTGTAGTAAATTCTGCATATCCTGAGCTTCTTTTGCCTGTGAATGAGCTGTCTTAGTAGTAACATCGATAAGGAAATCAAAATCTAAGTCTGCATAATCACTACCAAAGAACTCTAAGAAAGAAAACTCTTCTTCTGAATTTGGGTCTGTGTTTTCTAATCTAATTAAACGTTTTGTATCGTAATGAACTGTCATAAATTTAATTATCAATGCTGACAAATGACTTACAAATATTTCCAATTCATACATTGCATCTTTATCTCTAATTGTAGACCTATCAATAAGTGAATTGATTCCTGATGAAGTCTGCACAGAACCAACTGCGTTGCCTACATAAGCATCGTTAAGACCTGCTAGTTCCTTTATTGCTCGTTCTGTATCTTCTCTAAGCCTAAATAATGAAGCAGGTATAGCAGGAGGGTCAACAAATGTTATTGAACTCTTTGCATCCATATTAGATGAGAATGTATAACCACTTGCATTACCGTATTTAGAAACTACTCTAGGGTCAATACCAGAGCCTGTGTTAACTACTTTGATTGGATTGCTTAGTAATGTACCAATAGTTGCGACTATGGACTCTACTTTGTTTACTAATTTCTGGTTATCTAATATAACTTCACAAGTAGATTTACCCCAGAAGTCATGAGTCTGCTTCCATTCCCTGAGTATTACAAATGGATAAGTCGCAGGTTGTAAATCATTGATAACGTGTAGCACCTTACCACCAGACATATAAGTTACTTTAATACCGTAACCACCATCTTTATTAGGAATCTTTTCATAGAAAGTATAGAAATCTACTGCTCCATCTGTTTGGAAACTGTCATAGTCTCTAAATAAAACTTCTCCTCTATCTTCTGCTGACATACTTGTCTTAAGTTCATCTGTTCCTTTATTAAATAAAGGCTGTGTTTTAATCCAGTTTTTAGTCTTTCTCTCAGATATAACTACATATCGGCAATCTTCTAGTGTAAATGCTGTAGGGTCTGGGTAGAAGTTCATAGGCGGAATTACTGTAGTAGTAATCTCTCCCTCTGCTCTGTAGTTTGAACCACCTACAAGTTTTGTCTCATCCCATCCAACGTGAAGAATACTTGTACCAAATAGTCTTGAATCTGAAATAGCATCTCTAACCTTGTATTTTAATTCTAATTTGTCCCATAGGTATTCATATACTTTCTGTAAATCATTTACTGACTCTACGTCTGTCGGAGAAAGTGGTCTTAGTTTACCAATTAAACTCTCAACTGAAATAGAAGCAGTTTTGTATGTATGAACATAATGAACGTAATTTGTTACTGGTTTAGGAATCCAAGGTGGCATATTACTATTCTTTACATTCCACTGATCGCCCCTATCAAACGCATCTAACTCTTTAAACATCTTATCTCTCTTTTCTTGCCTTGAGTTTTTAGCATCATCAAAGAGTTTCTTTAATCGCTTTGTTTCATCAGCCACTTAATCACTTCCTCTTAATAAATTTTCTTACTATATTTCTTAACCGCAGTTTTCTTTTGTGTCTCTGGAACTTTATATATTGGTGCACCTTTTTTCCCTATCCTATCATCCATGTACTCTGACTCACCAGACTTTTTATAATACCTATAGTCTTTATAATAATCTATTTTTGTGCCTATCTTTTGATTCCCTTCATTCCAATTAGTCTCTACTCCATCTTTTGCACCTTTTATTTTACTTTTATCTATACCTGTAGCGTATTTCGTACCTTGTTTTAAGGTGTTCTTAAAGTTCTTTGTATCTGTAGCCTTTTTAGGGGTTGTTTTACCTTTAACCTTCTCTTGTAATCCCATTACTTCATTTACAAGACCTTTACCTTTTGTCTGACTACCCATTCTTCCTTGTGCTAATGTATCTTTTTTCATTTAGACCACTCCTTATAATTCAATTTTCTTAAACTGTTCGTCAAACCATTTTTTTATCTCTGGGTCTAAATATTCAGCCACTTCCTCTGGGTCTACTTTACTTATCGAGGATACTGGGGGTTGGATAGTTTCGTGGGTGTGGGTAACTTTAACTTGAATATTACCTACAATCTGGTATAGTCCAACTACTACTATTAATAATAATCCTGTAATTTCTAACACCTTCTCACCCCCTTCATTACGTTAATGTACTTCTTCTTTTCCTTTATCTTAAGATTGTTAAATTCTCTTTCTGTTAGAAGACGTTCAGCACTTCCCCTTAAATACATGCTTTCTGGCATAATGCCTTTGTTTAACAACTTAATTAAACGTCTGCAAGTGTGTCCACTTCTTAAATGTGCGTGATTTTTATATTCTAACTCTTCGTTATATACAATCCACCCATCTTTTACTGCCTTATATTTAAGAGTAATACCAATCATCTCCTCTATCATATTCATCTCTATCATCCTGTAATGCTTCTGGAAATTTAAAATCATTCTTCTTTTTATAAGTATTCCAAGAACCATAAGCCATTAACGTTAATTTATCAGGGTCGTCTGGTAGAAGCTGAATCATGTACCTTAAACAGTCCATTGCGTGATTATCTTTGTCTATCGGTTTCTCCCCTAAATTCTTATCGTTAGCTAACTCTGGAACTGTGTAAGAATATGCTACGCCTTCTCGTACCGTGTTTGTACAACTTGAGAAGATTTTAAGCTTACTTAAATTAAAGTAGGTAAAAACTTTTGCTATACCTGAATCAATTTTGTTGTTTCCGCCTTGGAAATATATTCCATATTCTCTATAATGGTCAAATAACGACTTCAGGTCACTTTTAGAACGTGCGTTTCCACTCGGGTCACCTACTGGCTGATACATCATTAGTCCTTGTGGTACTTTATCTAACATCTCGTTCATTTTTTTAGCATGATGATTTACTGGCTGTCCAGTTTCGTAGTGCTCATCATAAATGTAAACAATACCTGTGTACGGGTCTATCGCTCCCATCAACATTACTGTTGGGTCACGGATACCAAAGTCGGCACTGGCTAGCCTTTTCCAATCTCTAGGTATTTCAAATGGGTCTACTACGCTTTTAATGAAACTAGGGTAAACCATTCCATCAGAATAATCGAATGAGCCAAATAAGTACCTTTGCACCCACCATTCTGGTTTATTTATGGAGTTTTGCTCTATAAAATCACTTGGTAGATACTTATTTTCATGAGAAGCTATAATATAGCTAGAGAAATACTTGTTTGGGTTTTCAACGTAGTACATATCACTGTTATGACCTACGATTAGCTCTGACTCTAATACAAATTTAGACCTAATCCAGTTTACATCTGGATTTGAACATACAATCCCCATCAATTTAGACTCTAAAATTATCGGAGTTCCGTTATCATCTAAAAGGGGTCTGCCTTGTTCGTCTTTAGCGTACGTGATTGCACTCTGATTTCTAAGTCTGTTTTGAAGCTGAGTAAAAATACTGTACTTTATCCCAGATGCTTCCTCAACATAGAAGCAACTTAAGTTTAAAGACCTAATTTTTACCTCATCATCACTTGGGAAAAATAGAACTGTGTGGTTATTGTAAATCGTCATTGTGTATTTAGCTTTATTGTAATCGGTTATTAAATCTTCTGGCATCTGAATTAAAAACTCTTTCATAGCTGTCTGTTCTAACTGTCTCATCGTTGGAGCTGTAATGAGTGTAATACCGTTAGGAACGCTGAGAATGTGGTCTATCACCTCGGCTACTGCCATCGTGGTCTTCCCGCTACCATCAATTATATTCTATTAGGGTCGTTAATCCTAACACGTTCTCTTATGAACTGCTCATAGTCACCTATGAGATTAGACTATATCATACGATTAAAAAATCGTGACACCGCTTCCACCCACTTGGGTGTACGTCTTTCGACTAGTCGTTGCACCTTCGCCAATAATAACCTCCTGCTGTTTTTCTAATACCTCTTGTTACAGCAGAAATTCCTGTCCAACCAATACCTGTCTGCTTTTCAGCTTCTTTTAAAGAAGGAAAAACATTAATAACTAAACCATCTTCGAGTTGTTCTACTCGTTGTCTATTAGGACATTCACATTGTAGTCCCATTGTTTTAGCGTGTCGAATATTCTCCGAAGCTGTAACCCACTCTAAATTAGAAACATTGTTGTTTTTCTTGTTTCCATCTTTATGGTTTACTTGTGGTTTGTTATCTGGATTTGGAATAAACGTAGTGGCTACAAGTCTATGTACTTTCATTGTTTTTACAATAGACTTATTTCTAAACTTCACAACATTATACCCATCGCTATCGGTACTGTGTGAAAGAATTGTTCCCTCTCGTCTTGTTCCATACCTAGGTATTGATTTAATCACAGCGTCTTTGCTAACTTCATATAGCTCTTCCCAATGCTTTACTGGCGTAAACATAAGCATCATCTCCTTACTTATATTATATCCATGTTTTGGGTTATGTAGTCACAAAAACATTTATTATTTTCGCTTGGCTCAGGATTGTCTTAACTTAGTAGTTAAGGTTTCCCCTGAATTCAATGTCTTTAAGGAGGACAGGTTTGTTTATCCTCCGAATAACCCTCTAATGTGGTGAGGGTCTTTGTGGAAAGCTGATTGGTAAGGCTGTGGAGTGTATAAAAGCTCAAATGCCCCACAGTCTGAACAAATTGCGTAACCTTTTCCATCTGGTTGTTTTAATTCACCTACGTGACAATTTCTACACTCCATTAGTCTGTACCTCCTAGGGTGAAAATCTCTGCGTTTTGGAGGTTTTCTTGTACTATTAATAAGCTTGCATCCTCTACCGTGTCAAATAGGGTGGTATTATATAAAGACTTCCTCGGGTGGTAATCTTCCGAGTAAAAATATTGCTTGTTTAAAATTATGTAATACATTTACATTAATCACTCTCCTTTAAAAATGAATTTTGTGTAAAAGATAATTGATCACTTCCTTTACTATGGTTTTCGATAGTTAAAAAATTAACAATGTATCTTAAAAAATAAAGACCACTGGGGTCTGGGTGTTAGAGTTAATTACTTAAATGGTGGCAAAAGGGGAGTCGAACCCCATCTTTCGGAAGATGACCGATAGCAATACCATTATACTATTTCGCCTTAATTAGTTTTCCCTGTTTATAACCCTTACTCCACAGGAGCTACCCCGAATACCTAATGGCATCTAGTAACTGTATATTGGTGATCATCGACACATCATTAATCCAATATACGTTTTGTTTTTATAGGGAGCTACCCTAAAGGAAATTTATATCTTATTACTTAAATTTCAATTTGGCTGTCCTATCTGGGCTCGAACCAGAAACCTTCTCCTTAACAGTTTTCAAGACTGTCGCAATAATCCACTCTGCCAACCTTCCTTATGGTACTTGAGGAGGGAGTCGAACCCTCAATCCTTTCGGCGTACGCTTCTAAGGCGTATGCATATTCCAGTTCTGCTACTCAAGTATAATGGTCGAGAGAGTGAGACTCGAACTCACGTTTACATGCTTCCAAGGCACGTTTCTTTCCTATTAGAAGACCTCTCGATTGTGGTTTTTTATTGGGGTGACCGAGGAGATTTGAACTCCCATTCACTAGATTCACAGTCTAGCCGCTTAACCATTTTGCGTACAACCAACATGTCCCTACATCTATTATACCACATAATGGAGGAAATGTCAAGAGAAACTTTTAAAGTGGTAAGAGAGAGAGAAGAGAAGAGAGTTGCTAGTACTACAACCGGCGAAGTTGAAATGTAAATCTATACCAATTTAATTTCCCCACACCGGTCCGTATCCCCATATACCCATATGCGTATATACTTATATAAAATAAAATATGTATGTGTATTACTATACTAATACAGTGGTACACATAGTATACAGTACCACATCACATAGACTACCCATACCACACTATGATTGTGAATAGTTTAACTAACTTGTTTCACGTGAAACTATACCACACCTACCAACACAGACCTGAGTTCGTTAGTTAATTAACAAACAATGTACCTACCAACACTGGACTATCCTTGTTAATTATATATCAATGATACATCTTAGTTACAAGTTTAAGCCACTTTAATTAATTCTAGGTACTAATGCCTACCTAAGAATCTAAACGTCTTAAATAGCCCTTGTTTTGCGTCTATTATCCTCTAATCTCCTAAATATTGTATATTTTCTCAATACCAACTAAACATATTGACTTACTAAGTTGTAACAAACTTGTAAATTCCATAATTTAGGTGTTCGATTTTGGAACACTTCCATAATTCGACATATTTTTTCCATAAATTTCCTGTAAATATTTGACAATTTACAATATTTGTAAATAATTTGTCGAAATTTGACATAAAATTGTAAAAATAGCCCAATTTACAAGGTTGAAAGTTAATCATGATTAAAAAAATCCTATATAAAAATACAAGAAATTCAAATATACTATAATGAAGTAAAATTTTTGTGAAGAAAAAAGTATGTAAACGCTTTTTTTTTTTTTGTTGTTTTCCCTATATATCCTGCTTGTTTTTTTATGTAGTGGATTTGTATATACATTTTGCACTTTTTTGAAAATTTTTTATTTCCTCCTTTCCCAATCCTACCACGTATGCCTATGACATTTTGCCAAGCATACTTGTCAACATATATTCTATATATACGTTTTTTCTAAAAACCGTCACATATTCCGCATATTTATCTTTACATTCGAATATACTATATGTTATACTAAATTTAACAAAAACTTAGGAGGTTACAAAGATGAAAAGAAAACTACTAATCATTATTGTCATTATCGTACTATACCTTAACTACTCAGTGGACGACCCAAGGATTCAAATTAACAAGAGGTACACGATTACGCAGACTTCTGATACCTATTTAATGGGACAAGATGATAAGGGCAATCATATTGCCTTAGAACGTAACAATAACGAACAAGTTGGGCAAGGCATTTACGCTACTATAATAATAGATGAGGTGTACCTAGTTCATCAGTAGGTTTTTAGAGTGTTCTTTCATTAGAACACTTCATAAAGCCAATTGGCTAAACTAAAGAAAAGAGGAATTTAAAAAATGAAAATGAAAACTAATGAACTGTTCGCAGAGGCTACAAAGTTGAGACTTAATAATGATATCAGAGGTTATGTTGAGTTGATGCACGCCCCAATCATTTCCAAAGTTAAAAAGATGCTCATCGTTAATAACTACGATGCTTTTAAGATTTTAGATGAGGACACGAAGCAAGACATTTACATCAGTTTACTTGAGCAATGCCTAGATTTTAAATGCACATTCAAAGTCACACGAACCAATGAAGAAGGATTACCTTATCCAGTTGTTTATTCAGTCGATAGTATCAAACAGGTTAACGTTTTAGACGACAACATTCTATTCTTTAAGCTAGCTTCTAGATGCAAGTATCAAATAACTAAGAAGTTGACCAAGGAGTCCAAACTACAATCATATATGAGCATTGACGCTACCTTAAGCATGGATAACCTAGATTCCACCTTCTCAGATAAAGAACAAGACTTAAAGGACACGTTAGAGAATATCAGGGCGTTACGAGAAATTGATGGGACATTCGAGATTAGCTTATTACAATCGGTTTTGACTCCTTCACAGTATTCACAGGTTATCAGCGTTCTAAATGGAGATACCGACGAACTTCACAGGCAAACAAGACAACGTATTCAAGCTAATCTAAAGAAGAATGATGTTAGTCGCTCAGATTTCGAAAACTTATTACCCGCAATGGAATACATCAATTCACTCAACGGAATACAGAAAACATTATCACGCAACATAGTGTAATAAATAGTAAGCCATTCTTAATTGAATGGCTTTTTTCACGTCTAAAATAACCCACAAAATCAATTCTAAGCCACCATATCGCCAATTCTAGCCACTTTAATTATTGTACCTAAGTATTAGTATTACTCACTATTTAAAAAAGCCTTATTTAAGTGTGACGGTTTTATCCATAAATCCCCCTAAGTATAATAAGGGAACAAAATGAAACAAAAACATTTTAAATTGAGTGTGACGGTTTTAGTTAAAAAGTCCCCTAATAGTAATAAGAGGATAAACAAACAAAGCGTAATTGTTAGCAAGTGTTTAATCCTTAATAAAATAAAAAGGAGCTGATTCATGTAGCTACTCAAACGCAATTTGTAGTAAATTGTAAAAACTTTTGAAATTACAATTTCTCATGACAAATTTTCCCAAATTGTAAAATTAAGAGAATTTACAATATTAAAAATTAAATATGGTATGTGTTTTTAATTCCTAATTTTTTATGACCGAACGTCATATCTCCTGTGATACAGATATGATTACTAGCTCATAGCAGTTAGGCAACACTTTCCGACCATCATACAGAGCGAGAACCGAACAGGCTAGAACACAGGTCTGCCTTAATAGGTCAAATGCTACCACCGTACTCTGCTTAAAATGCTAGGAGTCCGAGTGATTGAGCCTTTCAAGGGCGAGGGATACTGAACTGCAAAGGGACAGGGTATGCCGAGGATAGAGAGCTAATGGGGAGTTTCATAAACAAAGCAGATACATGGAGTATACTGCTTCTAGTACCGAGCAATTAGAGCGATATTAGAAGGGGTGGATTCCCTAATAAAAATAAGAGGAGAAGTGATTTATTATGGCAACAGAATGGAAATGTATTAAGCAATTAGGTAGTGTGAAAACAGGAGAAAAAACTGACGTGAAACTAAGTGTAGACAGCGATGGTGAGCGAGCAATTTTAAATATAAGACAATATGTGAATGGTACTACGCCAACAAAGAAGGGTTTCTCAATTGATGTAGAGAACGAGGAATTAATGACATTAGTTTACAACGCATTAGGTCTAATGTTAGACAAGCCAGTCAAAGTAGCACCACCAGTATTAGTTCCAGAGCCAGAAAAGATGAGCAAAAACGCTAAGAAAAGATTAGCAAGATTAGGAGTGAGCGTTTAGATGCGGAATTTAAGACAAGATTTAGAGTCGTTAGACAGGTCAGGTAATGCAGTTATAGGTAGTCCTATGGCTAAAGAGTGGTTAGAAAGAGCTATAATAGCAGAAGAAGCCTTACAAGATACAGCTATTCAGATAAGAGATATTGCTGATGAAGTTAGAGCCATAAGAGATGCAAAGCGAACAGTGAACACTACAAGCACAATAGATTTAGTAAAAGAGCTTAGAAACAGAGGTTATGACGTATGAAAGAAAAACAACGATCACTTATTAGTAAGGAGGATATACACCTAGCTATCACAGGAGCTTTAGTATTGCTTGCGTTTTATGTAATAACAATCTTAATATCGAAAGGAGCAGTTAAATGGGTTTAGAGATAGGAGCTGAAGTAAGGGTTACAGAGGATTTTAAGCATAATGGAGTTTCTTTTAAGGCAGGTAGTATAGGAGAGGTCAAGCATGTTCATGAACATACCTATAGTATGGATTGGGACTTCTACGATGAAGCTTTTCATAGTTGTGGTGGATTTTGCGGAACTAAGTATGGGTTTTATATAGATAAAAGTACTGTAGAAAAATTAGAAAGGGTTGATGAGATGAAATTTGGAAAGAAAGATTTAGAACAAGGAGATATTGTAGAATATGCGTGTGGTGAGAAAGGAAAACTTATTAAGGATTTATTTACTGATGCTAAGGGAGGGTATAGTTACCTAGCTAATTTTAATGAAGGCTTAATAAACAAACTTAGCTCTGGGTACAGTATTAAGAAAGTTTACAGGACAAGCACTGATAGCAAAATGTGTTTATTCATACCAAACGATTATTACAAAGTAGTCTTTGAGAGAGAAGAAGTGAAAGTTACAATGACTATCGAAGAAATAGAAGCAAAACTGGGTTACAAAATAAGCATTGAGGGGGAGAAATAATGGATAAGCAAGAAGCAATCAAACAAGCAGAGCTAATCAAAGCTGAATTAGCTAAATTACAAGCTATCATCGAAGCACCAGACAGTAAGGTATGGACTCCTGAGCTATGTGCCAGGTATTATGTTATATACAATGGAAAAATTGCATTTAGTATGTGGGATAACGATGGTACTGATAAACGTAGGTTTGCACTTAACAATGTATTCAAAACAAAAGAAGAAGCCGAGTTTGCATTAGAGAAACGCTTAGTAATAGCTGAGTTAGAGAGATTAGCTATGGAAAATCCTGTTATTTGGAGTAATAGTAGTGATAGTAAGAGCTATATGTACTACAGTATAGGCGATAACGTGTTAAAAGTAGATTCTTTAAATACT